TAACCAAATCAAAACACACAATTGGTTATAAGTATCTTATCACTGATGATAACTACATGGAGATTCTATCTGGCGTTGAACTAGCTTCCAAACTAGGTGTTAGACACTTTCAACTTCGTCCTACTGAACTTGATCTATCAAGAAGTTCTAAGATTGATCCAGCTATTGTAGAATACCAGATGAAAGAGTCAATGAAACTTCAATCAGATACATTTGAAGTATTTGGAATGAGAGAGAAGTTCACAACTGACTTCACTAAGAGAGTTCCTACTAGGTGTTCTGCTTCTCCATTAGGTTCAACTTGGATGGCTGATGGAACTGTAGTCATTTGTCCTGATAGACGTTGGACTGCAAACCAGTTCAACTTAGGAAACTTCATTACTGAAGGTGCTGAAGCAATCAAGGCTAAGTGGGGTGGTGAAGAACATTTGAAAATGATCGAAGGAATCAACTGTGATCTTTCAAATTGTATTCGCTGCACAGCTTTCAACTGGCATGAAATCTATGAAAAATGCGTAGTTGAAGATAAGTTGGATTCCACTTTAATTTAAATTGACACGAAATCTCCTTTGTGGTAAGGTCTATCTAGATCGAAACCAAACCACAAAGGAGATACACCATGCTGACTCTTATCCTCAAATTCGACACTTCCAAAGAATCCAAAAACAAAGAGTATTACTTCTCCGATCATTCTGGTGCCAACATGTCTGACAACATGACCTACAAACAGGCAATGAAACAGGTGCAATTCCTGAAGTCTGTTGGGATCACTGTTGAGGATCGTAGCTTCTAATGTACTACGTCTACCTTCATGGTTACTTCTATCTGGTATATAAACAATACTGTATAGAAGTAACCTCACTGGAATTCAACTAAGGGAGACTTGTTATGTCATATATGAAAGCTCAGTTGGACAATGTGGAAAGAGTAATTGTTGAGAACTTCAAAGAACAGGTTCTAAACAAGAACGAACTTCATGGATATCTTTTAGGGATGCGTTCTTTTGTTCATGGTACTGTTGGTAACACCAATGAAATGTACACTTTAATCCAGTACTACTTGAACAACTTCGATACCCTATATGAGTTCTACACAAAGAAAGGGGTGAAACATTAATGGAAACCTACAATACGAAGTTCTCCTATGACGAGAAAGTTTCTTATGCCCTGAAGGATAAGAACTCCAACGAATACCTCAAAGACTTTTACAGGGAGGATGGTTGTTGGATTCCTTACAACACTCACACTCTGCTGTATGCATGGAAAGAGAAATCAAAGGAAGAAATTTTCAAGCGTGAACTGATCACTGATGAAGTCATGAAAAACTACATCATAGTAAAGGTAACAGAGAAGACCGTAATCAACTACAACGTTAGCGAAGCTTAACAAACCACAAAGACCTTTCAAAATCAATTAAATTTGACTTTGAAAGGTCTTTGTGTTACAATTCAATAAGGTATGAAACTACACAACTAAATGGAGAATGAATGAACAAAGTAAAACTAGTACGAATCACCAAGGCAGAAGTACGTGATATCATCAACTCAATTCCTTTCACAGCTTTTTGGGGATGCACTTTCAAGAAGAATGATGGATCAACTCGCAGGATGAACTGCAACAAGTCAATTTCCAAAGGACTCAAAGCCGCAAGAATCCCCAAGGTAATTCCTTCCAACTACTCTATGGTCAACGTGTATGATGTTAATGCGGCTGATGGTAAGGGTGGTTATCGTATGGTCAACCTAAATACCATTACCGATATCCGTACTGATGGAAAACTGTACCTAGTACAGTAACTAAAAAAGAAGTAAAGAGGGACTGATAGAGAGTATCTATTAGTCCCTCTGTGCAATGGAGAAGTATTTGAGCTATACAAAAGAAGATTTGATTAAGATTCTACAAGCGCATGAACTAGTAAATGGTGAACTACCAACACAGAAAGAACTAAGAAAATCTGGAATCTCAGAAGACCCATTTCTTCGTATCTTTGGTTCTTTCATGAAAGCAAAAGACTACTACAATAACAACAAAAGTTGTAAACTGCAAAAGCAATTTCCTACCACACTTGTTATTCCTGATGCTCACGTTGGGCCTGATCAAGACCCACAAAGATTTGTTATCCTTAACAAACTAATCCTTGACAAGAAACCTGACTTCATCGTTTTCATGGGAGATTTCGTTACCCTTGAAAGCCTCTCAAATTGGGATTTAAACAAGGCAGGAGTCATGGAGGGGCGTAGGTATCAACTTGACATTGAAGCTGGTAGAACAGCCCTTAGATTGACTCTAAAGGATGTAAAAGCAACCTATGATCCAACCATTGTTTACCTCAAGGGTAATCATGAAACCAGATTGGATCGTTACATCGAAAGTAAACCAGAACTCAAAGAACATCTTGATCTGGACAAAGACCTTCAGCTAAAAGAATTTGGTATTGACGAGATTGTTGAGTATCGTGAATACTACACAATTGAAGGAACCAGTTTCACTCACTCACCTATGAATGCAGCAAACCAAGCACTATCTGGTAAGTTTGCAATCCATAGGGCATCCGAAATGACACAACACAGTTTGGTGTTTGCTCACTCACACAGGAAAGAATATGTAAACTTCTACCGTCATGGTTCTGATGATATCGTTCAGGTTATGATGTGTGGGGCTTTCTTTGAACACACTGACTCATACGCTTACGGTGGACTTAATGCCTACTGGCGAGGATGTATGATCCTCAATCACTGGAAATCAGGAAGGTTCGATGCAGAAGAATTCTCCCTTGAGCGATTGAAGGAACTATATAAGTAAATTATATAGGATGGATATTGATCATTACTAAGTCGATTTACCAAAGAGAGTGACATTCAATTGTCACTCTCTTTTTTTTATAAATAACTATAAATGAAAAAGGACTATCATGTTAACATTCAAACAGTTTTTAAATGAAAGTATACTAACTGTGTATCATGGCACAAGTACAAACTTCACCAAGTTTGATTTGAATCAGCACACACAGAAAATTATCTGGTTTACCAGTGATCTTGAAGGTCTAAAGAACAGAGACAAAGGCGCACAAGGTCATGGTTTCATTCTTACACTCAAAGTAAACATAAAGAATCCTGCTGGATGGGATGAATATGATAAGTATGGACTAGATGAACTTGAACAGAAAGGTTATGATGGTGTTATCCTGAATGACAAAGATGGTACTTTCGATGGATTCGTGTTCAAGAACAAGCAAGTAAAGATTATTAGTTCAGAGAAGGTAGCATAAATGTTGACATTCAAACAGTTCATAACTGAAGATGCTGACCTTGATGTCAAACTCAAAAAGATTGGATTGAAGCGTACTAACAAGTTTGGTGGTATCACTGTCAAGGCTGATGGTTCAGCTAAACCATTCAAAGAAGCTGGATGGATTTATCACCACAAATGGCAATGGGTATCTGATGATTACAAAGGATTTGATGTAGAGAAGAACAAACAAAGATCATTACAATGGTCTAGCCTTGATGGTGTTGACAAATCTAGAATAGGTCAAAGAAAACATTGGGATGATAATGTAATGCCTAGGATTACTGAAGCTGTAAGTAAAGATGAAGTATTGATTGAACCTTCTGTTAGTGAACTAAAAGAACTAGCAAGAAAAGCTAACTATAATAGTGTTAGATTTACAATCAATGATGCTGGTACTTTGAAAGCAGGGGATGCTGAGAACTTTACACATCAGACAGTAGAACCTGCTTGTATGACAATAAAAATTCGTGGTATCATTAGATATACAGATGGGCAATACATTGTTAAAGCTTATGGTGCATACGGAATGAAACAAGAACATGATCCAAAAGTAGATAATATGTTCAAACATGGGATGGTAAATGGTTATGACATTGAAGATTAAATCATTCACACAGTTCATCAATGAAGCTATTACAGCACCTACAGACAATCCAAACTTCAAAGCATGGTTTGGTGACTCTAAAGTAGTTGATGCTCAAGGAAACCCTCTAGTAGTCTATCATGGTACTGCTAAAGAGTTTGATGCTTTCATGTTTGATCCAAATGATAAGACTCATGGTGGTAGATTCAATGGGATGAAAGGATCATTCTTTACAAGTCTACAATGGGAAGCTGATCACTATGCAGAACAGTCACGAATCTTCAAAGGTGGAAGTGAACGTGTTATGCCTGTGTTCTTGAAGATAGAGAATCCATATGTAAGGAAAGGTGGTAGATTTCCTACTCAATGGTTTGATAACAATTGGGAAGATGTTCAGAAGAAGTGTGAAGCTAAAGGAAATGATGGAATTATTGTAACAGGCGGAACACCTGAGTTCCCTAGAACAATCTATATCATATTTCATCCAACTCAAGTGAAGTCTGCTATTGGAAACAAAGGTAACTTTGATAAAGAACATTCTGACATTACAGAATCTTGTAGTAATGACTGTAAACATTTTCGTAAAGACACTGAAACCTGTAAGATACATAAAAACAAAAACTGTAAATACATAGATGAACAAGGAGATTGTAAAGACTATGAGTAACTTTATAAAAATACTAGAACAACTTACTGAAGCTAAAAGACCCTGAAGCTGGATGTGGTGAATATAACGGAGCAACAATCCGTAGAAACACTAAATCAATTGACAAGAAGAATAAAGTATCAGGGCATCAATGGTCTGAACATGAATTCTCTGGTGGTTATACTGTCTCTGGATGTAAAGGAATTGGGTGTACTAGAGTATTTACATCAGTAAAACTTGCAAAAGAAGCTATTGATTTCTATAATAAATATCCTGTACCAGATTCACCTAAGTCAGATCGTGAAATAGCTAAAGCAAAGAAACTTAGTTAAAGATACCACAATCATTTATGATCTTATCTATATTTTTGATATCCCAATAAGGTATTCTCAATAGTATTAATCTATTGTCTTTACAGAATTGTGTTTTGATTTGATCATGGGTCTGTGTTATAAGTAATTTTGTTTGCATCTTTAATTTATTTTTACTCCATCTAGGAAGATTGAAATGTAGTTCACCATCAAACTCAATACAAAGATTATGATCTGGAAGATAGAAGTCAAATGGGAGTGTTCTTTTATCTCTACAATCATCAAAATTTTTCTGTTCTTCGTAATTGATTATATAGCTATCTAATACCGTTCTTATTTTAACTTCTCCTTTTGAAGCTCTACATTTAGGGCAACCATAACCTTTTAGGTGGTTAGTTGGCAACTGTTCAAATATTCCATGATCTTTACATATTATTTTAATATTTATTCTATTGTTAACATACTCAACTAGTTCATAACTAAACAACTCATTATGAATATTTTTAGCTTTGGATATAAATTCAGTAGTTGATAGTTTAGTAGTGTTACAACAGTTTGGGCAACCTTTACCAGATAAATGATCATTTGGTTTTTGATTGAACGTAATATTATGTATGTTACATTTTATTACAACTTTAGTTATAGCATTCTTATATTCTACAAAACTATAATCATATTTTGTACCATGAATTAAATTTGCTTTTTGTATAAACATTTCTGTGGTATGTGGAAATCCCATTTGATAGTTCTCCTATCCTAAATAGATGTAACGAGGACAGCAGTTCTCCTACTGTTTCCATTCTGTTGTCGCAGATGGATTACTCGTTCAATAGTATTTATATAAATAGAAGAGTGATAGATTTTTATAAATGGAGAATATATTTATGTCAAAATTTGAGAAGTATTTAAGTGAGATGGCAACACCAGAAGAACAGGCTATTGCCCAAAAAACATCCAGAAATATGGGAGCAGTAGGTGCAAATGCTATCGTACCACGAATAGTACGTCAATATGCCAATAAGAATTCTGATATTATATTGGATTTTGGTGCAGGAAAAAACGCATCTCACACACTAGCACTCAGGGAAGAAGGATATAATTGTACAGCTTACGATTTTAGTCAATCTGAGTTCCATGATCCTGCTGCACTAAATAGAAAGTACTCCTTGGTCTTCGCTTCCAACGTTCTGAACGTACAGGGATCAGAGGATATGCTTTTAAACGACACCTTGCTACCTATAGCCAAGGTTCTCAAGCAAGGTGGACGGTTCATTGGGAATCTACCTTCAAGCCCTTTAAAGGGGCTTTACAAAGGTCTGAGCTACAAAGATGCAATTGCTCTCCTACAGAGCAAACTTGAAGAAGTATTCTCAAGTGTTAAGAGATTGGAAGGATCAAATGCTGTGTGGATGTGCATCAAATGAGTTGCCCTATCTGTGGATACAAAAAAACAATTATGAGAACCTCTGAAGGATTCTCTCACTTAATAATCGAAGAATGTGGTAGTTGTGATTGTGTGTACATGATTGACAAAGATATCACCAAAATACTGTTTAAAAGGGATGAACATGACAAATATTCTAAAAACACTTGAGCAGCTAAGTGAAGCTTATGAGACTTTTGATATTGAAGTTAATGGTAAACTGAAACAAGGTGTACACAAGAACTATCTTAAAGTCCTAGATGATAAGAAAGTCAAGTACAAGATTGTTCCTAAAGGAAAGAGTCAAGATACTGCATCATCAAAGCTATATAAATGCAATCGTTGTAAGAAGATGGTATCAGACAAGAACCCATGTGGGTGTTATGACTAATATAACATATATGCTATAAACTGATAATATAGCATATATGTTATAATGATGTTTATAGTTCGCATAATGCGTACTATGTGTAGCACTAGGTTATAAAAGCCTAGTGCTTTTTTCGTGTATAAATAATACAAAACCCAACTCTCAAGGAGAACGAACAAATGGCAATTGAATTTCAAATCGTAGATATCAACAGCAAGACTCTAATTGAAGCACTCAACAAGAGTAAAGCAAATGAAGTAGTGCTTATCACTTCAGACAACAAATGTCTTATCATCAATGGAACTGCAAAACCATATGCAGGTATTACCGCAGCACAAGCACGTAAACTAGTCAAGTAAAAAGGAAACTAACAATGAACGAACAAGATGTAACAGCCACAAGATCAAAGGTGGAGTTGATAGGAGTTATCATTTTGATAACTTTCTGTATCTTCTTCTATTACAAATGGAACACTACAACTACTGCGTATGAGAAGTTGATCACTACACAGAAAGCCGCTCAGACTACTGCTGGACTAAACAAACCAGTAGATCAAGTTACTGACAGAGAGAAGAATGTTTATCCTAAAATTGATGCCAATATAGCTCAAATAAATAAAAGTATTAAGACTATAGATGAAGCGGTTAAGCGTCTAGAGAAAAATCAACCAACCAAGGAACAAATAGATGATACTTTCAAGAGTAAAAGCACAGTTGAGATTAGTAAGTTTTTTACTGATAATGGTTATCCCAACACAATCGTTGGCAAATGAGTGTCTAGTCTTTGATGCACCAGTTGCAGCTAAGATTGCAGCTACCATTGACTACAGTAACAAAGCACTAGCAAATGATATCGAAGTCATTTCTGGTCTTAAAGAAAAGAATGACAAACTGACAACTCTCTCAGAAGAGTTCAAATCAAAAGCAGAGTTCCTAGAGAAAGACAAAGTAATTCTAAAGACTAGGGGTGATGGATTTGAGGATGCATATACAAAGACTGTAGCTGAACTAGTCAAGAGTGAGCAATCAAAACCTTCTAGACTAGTTTGGTTTGGATCAGGTGTAGTAACAACATTGATACTAGGAGTAGTATCAATCTTTTTAATAAAAAAATAACGAAGAAAATGGAGTAGTAAATGGCTTATACCGAATATGTAACACAACACAAGAACAGCAAGACTGATCTAAACGTTTTCCTAAAAGAAAAAGGCACAATGCTACAAGGAAAGATTGTAGACTTTGATGATGTTTGTATCATCCTTGATAAGTGTCTTATCTTTCATGACCAAATAATTTCAATTGTACCACAGAGAAAATAAATCTAAAATTTTTTCTATATTTTGAAATTCCGTGTATGGTATTCTTATAAGATGAATATTGTAAACTTAACAATATTCATCTTTCATTTTATCATGGAGTTGAGTTAGCTCAAAAATGTTAACATTTTTGGATTCGTCTTTACTTCTTCTTGATATCTTGAAATGTTGAATACCATCAAACTCTATGCAGGTATTATGTTCAGGTAGATAGAAGTCGAATGGAAGTGGTTTCTTATTTTTACAATCAGAGAATCTTTTCTGTGTTACAAAATTGATTTGATTGTTCACTAACCAATTTTCAATTTTAATTTCACCTCTTGAGGATTTACATTTAGGGCAACCATCTCCTAATGTATGTTTATGTGGTGTTTGTTCAAACATTCCATGTTTCTTACATATGATTTTTACTTTTTGTTTTGAATGTACATATTCTACTAAACTATAATCATAAAGTGATCCATGTATATCAAAGAAATTTTTTACACAGTTAGATTTAGATATCATTACAGATTTTCTACGATTTATAATACCACATTCAGGACACTCATGGTTGTGTATATGAGAGTCTGGTGTTTGATTAAATTCACCATGAATAGGACAAATTATGTTGACTCTAGTTTTTATATCAACATAGTCTACTTGTGAGTAATCATACTTGGAACCATGAACTTCTTTTGCTCTTTTAACGAAATCTTCTACAGTTAATTTTTTAGAAATGATATTCTCCCAAGTATAAATAGATGTGACGAGGACAGCAGTTCTCCCACTGTTGTTCATTGATTAGTGGTCAATGAACTTACTCGTTATAAGTATTTATATAAAAACAAAAGAGGATTTATATTTTGATAACTGGATTAAGTTTGTCTAAGTTTAGACAGCATGTGTCAGATGTTTGTAGACCTAATAGGTTTGAAGTGTATATACATCCACCTGAAAGTTTTGATGGATACACTAACGATCAGTTTACTCTACTTCCTTGGTTAGCTGAGTCTGCACAACTTCCTGCTAGGACTCAAGGTGAAATTACCATGAAGTTTCACGGTATGGAATACAAACTTCCTGGAGAATATTCCAAAGAAAATATAACCATTGGGTTCATAAACTCATATGGTTGGGAAGCTAGAAGTTTCTTTGATATGTGGATGGAATACCTACAGTCAGTGAGTGATGATAACTCTAGAATGTCAGCATACACTATGCTTACAGACTCTTCTATCACTGTATGTCAACTAGGTAGAACAGCAAATGATACATTAGCAGCTTATAGATTCTTTGATGTTTTCCCTACAAACATATCCGCAGTAGATTTGAACATGAGTGAGTATGATTCAGTTGAGAAATTCACTGTAAGCTTTGCATACTCACACTATGTTTCTCTTGATGTATCAGAGGTAAACAATGGCTAAAAGTCCTTCAAATAGATCAATGATCGTACCACACAAGTCAGACTTCGATCCAACTAAAAGTTTGTTGAATGAATTTGATGGTGACGGTAAGCCTGTTCTATTTCCATACAAGTTGGAGAAAGAAGAAATACCTTTTGATCCTAAGACAGATTTCCATGTCAACTTTCTAAAGAATCAATTCACTGATGTGGCTAGACCTAATCAGTTCAAAGTTGATATCATTCCACCTGATCCTCTACTACAAGATTGGGATGTAGCAAAACATGGTCTACTTGCATTAGTAAAGACTGCAAAGATTCCAAGTATCACAGTGAAAGAATATACTTACCAGAGAGCAGGACAGAAACTCCATATCCCTACTGGTGAGATTGAACATGGTGAAGTATCAATAACATTCTATAACGATTCAGACTTTGTTCTAAGGACTATGTTCAATCGTTGGATTAGGTTAGCACTTCACAACTATGAGTACAACATTGGATCAGTACCAAAACTAGCATTGGATGGTCAAGTAGTTGTGTATCACTATGACTATGCATTGAAACCAGTGTATGCAGTTAAACTCATGAATGCTTGGCCTAAGAGTCTTTCTGAGATTGATCTATCACATGAAACTGAAAACACAGCAGAAGAGTTCACAGTTGAATTCAACTACTCATACCAAGAAATTTACAAGACCTCTGAGGAAAAATAATGAGTGAAGCTACTTCATACCTACATTGGTTAAATGCCGATTGGATCAAAGAGAATTCTTCAATAGGTGATAACCAAGGTCTACCTTTCACAGATAGATTCGTTTGTCTACTCAATGCACCTAAAGGAGAACTGAGTAAGAATGGTTGGCTAGAACTTCAAGTAATGAATGTGGAAGTTCCTAGTTTCAACATTGATCCTACTGAGATTGAATTGAATGGAGCAAGAAGGTTCTACTTCAAGAGCAGGGGTGACTCTGAGATGAGTATTACCTTCCTAGAGACACCAGACTTGCTCCTTAGAAGGTTCTTCTATGCTTGGATGCAGAAGGCTATTGATATCAGTGACAAAGGTGTTAAGAGAGGGTATATGAGCGAATACATGCCTATCCCTTCTGAGTTTGTTATCTTCCCTCTTAACTACAAAGGTACAGCTAGATATGCTGACCGATTCGTAAACGTATTCCCTTATGACATATCAGGGATCAGCTTCAACTATGGTCAAGCAGGAGAAATTCTAAAGACAACTGTTAAGTTCAAGTATATGTTCCACTACATAACATCCATCATGGATTCAACACCATATCACGATTCAGAGACACTAGACAAATATAACTAATTAAAAAGGAAATCACAATGGGACTACCAACAATCAATGCAGAAAATCATTATATCAGTACTAAGGTTCCTTCAGGAAAAAGTATTGGCGTTTGTGGATGGAAAGTAAAGGAAGAGAAAGAACTACTATTCGCTCTAGAAATGGAAGAAAACGTAGAAGAAACCAAGATTTCTCATATCATTAACCTACTAAAGCAATGTGTAGATGACAAAGCTAAGTTCAATTCACTATCAGAAAACGATCTAGTCAAAGTTGCAATCGAAACTAGAAAGCTTGCTAAAGGTGATACTGTAGAATACAACTACGAATGCCCTAAGTGTGGTACTAAATTCTTTGATGAAGTTAACCTTACAACTGAACAAGTAGTTAAGCAGTTTGATGTTAGTCCACTTACTGTAAATGATAAGTTGACTGTTACTTTCAAAGACCTAGATTGGGTAAAAGTTGAAGCACTATACAAAGCATCAAGTAGTTCTTCAAAATTCACTTTCAAACATTTGATCAACTCAATTGACTCTATCACTTATGATGGAACTACTCACACTGAGTTCTCTGCTGATGAAGCTGAAGGTTTCATTGATCAGCTTGGGCCTAACGATATGAAAGTTATCTACGAAGGATTTGAAGCTAGACTATCAACCTGTATGTTGAGTCGTACTGTCAAATGTCTAAAGTGTAAAGATCAAGTTGAAATCAACTTTGGGGATTTCCTAAGTTTTTTAGTTTTATAATCTTTGATCAATCCATCTCTACCATCTATACTATGATCCACACCATGAAGAAAGAAGGTGGTTATAGTATAGATGAGATTTACAAGATGTATCCATTTGAG